ACCGCGACGTGTGCGCTGTGCAATCTTGTTTGCTGTGCGGTTGATTAGAACTGCAAGTGCTGCATGCTCGTCACCAACGTATGTTGCTGTACCAGAAACTGCTGCTTGGTTGAATGTTTCTTCAGTAGCGGCTAGCGAACGTAGTGATGCTAGTACTTCCTGATCAATTTCAGCAGTGATTTCTTGTGCAAGTGCTGCCATGATTTCAGCTTCAACATCAATACCATGCATTGACTGTGCGTCTTGAGCTGCTTCAAATGTCCAGCGTGCCTGTAGCTTACGAGTTTTTGCTTCAACTGCTTGCTTTAGGATCTGGATTGACAATGCACGACCGCCTGTACCTTCTTTAGCTGCTGTGCTATCTGCTCTACCTGTTGTAAGTGAACCAGAATATGCGTTAGCAATCTTGAATGGTGATAGTGCTTCGTCACCTGCTGTTGTGTCTGTGTTAGTTGCTGATGCATCGTTTGTTGTTTCAGCATAACGTACACGAAGTGTATGAATCTGACCAACTGGACCTTGCATCGGCTGTACACCAACGATTTCGTTAGCAATAACTGTAGGCATTACACGACGGATAACTGGTAGGATAACACGGTTTAGTGTTGCTACGTTACCAGCTGCTGATGCGCCTGCTGTTGCTGCCTCTTTCAAGTATTTACGAGTGTTTTCTAAAACAACACTCATGCTGTTGCGGCGATTACCTTCTAGACCTTCGAGAAGGGCGTCTTTGGTATCATCCCAACGGCTTTCTAATAGTACGTCTGACATTTAAGTCTCCTCTTTTGTACTTTATTTTAAGCCAGCAAGTTTGCGGATATCAACGATGTTATCGTTTCCTTCTTCAACCTGGACTGTTTTTTGTTCTTTATTACCTGTCACTTCTGAGCGGCTTTCTTTGATTACAGATTTTTTACTTTCTTTAACCATTGATTTACCGTCCAGTACTGCTGGCAAGTAACGATCGAAAGCGTTCTGCAACTTAGCAGTTTGTACACTTTCTAGTAGGTCAGTCATAATCGCTGCCTTATCTTTGTTGAGTGGCTTCAACAGAGTATTGAGTGTTTCTTTACGCTCTACGCCCTCTTGAATAATAGCAATTTCTTGCTCTTTGCTCTCAACGATCTTAGATTTTTCTTCAAGACTTTCATTGATTTTAGCAACTTCTTCAGTAGCCGCTTGGACTGCTGCTTCTAGTTCTTTGATCTTTTGATTTTCGTTTAAGTGACTTGATGAAAATTCTGTAGCAAAAGTTTCGAAGATTTTACGTCCGAATGAGTTCTCTTTTGCAATTTGAATATCTTCTTTAAGTTGAGTCATTTCACCTTTTAGATAGCCAGTTACTGCTTCATTAACTGCTTTGCTTGTGTTTTTAACAAACTTCTCTTTGAGGTTTGTAAACTGCTCGCGGGCTTCTTTGACTAAACGTACCTTAGTTTCAACAACATCTTGACGATCTTTTTGGAACTCACCGATCTCTTCAGACAGTTGCGATGTAACAAACGATTCAAGTTTGCTAACCAATTCCTGCTGCTGAGCTCTTTCATTGTGTAGTTCTTTAATTTCTTCAGATAGTGTCTTGACTAAGAAACTGTCAAATGTTCCTGATGCTTCTTGCATCTTAGCAACAAATTTAGCACGGTCTTCAGAGATTGCTTTACGCTCTTCAGCGATCTGCTCTAGCTCTGTAGTAAGACCTTCAGTAACCATACGATCTAAGGCTTCAACCATAGTAGATTTATCATGCTCATAGCGTTGTGCAAACTCCTCACGAAGTTCTGCAGTTACTTGTACACGAGTTTCGTTCATCTTTGCTTCCCATTGTTCAGCAATTTCTGAGCGAGTTTCTTCATTTACAAGGTCACTATCTAAAAGTGGTTTGATAGCATCTAGCATTTTGATCTCCTAGATCTTTAGGTCCCTGATAAGACGAATCATTTCCTCTTTCAGGTATTTTTGTACTTTAGCATCGCCGCTTGCTTCGCGAGCCATGTCAAGCACTTTATGCCCCCCACGCATATTAAGTAGTCC